TTTATAAACATGCTGTAAAGTTACATCATAATCTTCCTTAAGTGGTAAGTCCTCATCATACCTTATAACACTATCTTTTAAATGACCACTAAATGGTGATCCTATATACTTAACAAAACTAAATGGTGTATATTCTCTATATGCTCTGCCGTCAGGAATACAATTAACCCCCCAGTGTTTAAATCCAAATTGATCACACAAATATGCAGATTTACTCATAAAATCATTTAACTGATCATCATTAAAAATATATTTCTTTTGATTCATCCACCTTCCTATGCCATGACTATCATCGTCTATTATTACAACACAGTCAGCATCATCATATAAATTATTTAAAATCCAGTTTCTTATTCTGCTTACATTTCCTTGTGCACTATCAGGACAAACAATAATATCATTATCATTTTTTAAATACTCATCTGCCTCACTCTTTCTCACTACAAGCTTAACGCTAGGATATAGTGTTTGCGTGATACTTTTCTGCGGTCTTCTATATGATGGGGCGTAAATCTTAACTTTCATTCTGTATTTTCTTTATTGCTTCAATTCCATCTAATACTCTGCCCACTCCTTTACTCCATGACTTACCTACAGCTCTCTTGCTTCTTACGGTTTTTAAACCGAACAAAGTTTTTGCTTGTAACCAGTCTATGTCTTTATTAAATTTTAAAACCACATAATTGCACTCGTCATCTAGCTCCTGACTAAAAGCAAAGTTAGTATCCTCATTCTCTGGGTTCTTCATTTCTTCGATATCATCTTCACTCATAAAAACCTCTAAACCCCAATTATCTAATGCATCCATATCCCACTCATTAGCTAAAATATCCCAGTCCCATTCGCCATATCCGATATTATCTTTTATTATAAATTCTTTTTTCTGATCATCGCTCCATCCTTTTGCAATATCTACCCAAACTTTTTTTATGCCTGCTTTTTTTATTGCTTTTAATCTCATGTTACCACCTAAAACCATTTTGTTTTCATCTAGAACTAATGGTCTTTTTTCTAACATATCAGGAAAGTCTTTGATCGATTTAACTAGTTTGTCAAATCTCTCATCCTTAATATATCTAGGATTTTCAGGATTCTCTTTTATGTTTTTAACATCAATTTGTTTTTTCATAATTACTATATTTATTTACAATATTATTATAATTTATTCTATTGCCATCTATATTATTTTTAAAATAATAATATAAAACCCATAGTTGGTCAATTAATATTTCGATTTTTAAATTATTTCTTTTGTGATTTTCGTCTACCCTGAAACACTCCGCAAGAGCATAAATCATTTTATAGCACTCTAGATCATCATGAAAATCATAAAGATTTTTTTCTGCTTTTTTCTTTTTATGCTTAATAAAATCCTCTATTTCTAATATTACTTTATCCTTACCTCTAGGTATCACATCCTAAAAGTAGGATAAATTCCTTTCTTGTAATAATATTATCTTGATATTTGTATTTTTTTTTATTATCTATGTCTGAAAATTTTAATGAATAATTAAAATTTATTTTCTTGGTTTTATCAAGATCAAAAGAAATTATTTTATTTTTTGCATGCTTATAACATTTCCAAAAAGAAATAGCAGTTCTGCATAGATCATCACTGCTACCAATTATAATTTCTTTATCTGCTACAAATCTGTATTTAGTCTTGTATCTCTTTAGCTTCGCTCTCTTGTACATCATTCTCTCCTTCTACTGATTCGACAGCAGGAGGTAATACACCAAATTGCTCTAAAGCTTTTAAAACTAATGAAGATTCGCTTAAAGTAAATAAGCCTGCCTTGTTTCCTTTTTCGCAGACTTGTACAATAATTTGTAATGCTTGTTCTTTTGTCATAATTATTTAATTATATCGTCCTGTTATTATATCATATTCAATTATACAACTACCGAGTATGCCATTCAATCTTTGTGATTTCATTTTGACAGTCTCGAATTCAACAAATCTAATGTGTTTTTCTTTATTTTCTAGCATCCTTGCTAAAATTTCTCCGCTCTTCACTTTTTCTTCTAAATCTATATCGCTCAATCTATGCATCACCACCATGCCGTCAACCTTATTAAAGTGCATTGTGCCACCTGCCAAACTGAATGCCGTCGCTTTAGGTATCCTGCCCTTAATTGCATGCGGAGTTTTAGGGTGCTCTACATATACCATTATGCTTTCACTTGATTTAGCAAATTGTTTTAATATTGTTAAAGTTAATTTCAGATACTGATATAAATTATTGCTATCGCCTGCATTTGATTCTACCACCCAGTTAAGTGGGTCAATTAAAAAATTATTATATCCCTTCTTTGATAATCTTTGAAAAGTTTTAACTAAAGTTTTTATACTAGGCATCTCATCCTGATTTTCTAAAAACACAAAATGATCATTTACAAAAGTTAATGCCATTTCCATTTCTTTTTTTGTGCAGATATTATCAAAATTAGGATTTACATTTTTACCAAGATAAGACCTACACAAGTTAAGCACAAGTTCAGAAGTGTTTGTCTCTGGTGAATACATTACAATTTTATCACCATAATGCTTTGCTCTTAACACCATCAAATAATTTAATATTTCACTTTTACCACTTTGAGGATATCCGCTAAAACAATACACAAAGCCTTCTCGCCATCTGAAATTTTCATCAAGCTTTTTGATTTGCGAGGTTTCCCCTAATGGGTAACCCTCATTATAGTAATCATATAAATTGTCTTTTATATCATTAACATACACTTCTCTGCAATCATTTGCATTATCATCCTTTAATAAGATATCATCAAAGTCTTTAATCTTCATTTTTTTTATCTATTTTTTTTATTACCTGATCACATAATTTAGAAATACTTTCATGGTGAGATTTTATTACATTCTTATATGTCCACAAATGAAACATTTTATTAGAATTTATTAAAATTAAATATTTAGAAAATTTTTCTAGAACCCTTATAACTTCATTATAAAAGTCTTCATCTATTTTTCTTGCATAAGCTGACCTTTTTTTGCTCTCATAGACAAACCTAAAAGCTGACTCCGAACCCTGAAAGTCGTCTATCAGCTTTTGAGCATTGTCTTTAACTTTTGCGTTATCTAAAATTCTTTTTTTATTTTGCAATTCCTTTAGCTAAATAAGTGAAATAATCCATAACATCACCATTTAAAAAATCCACTTTTATTAAAGTCAATTTAATTTTTCTTTTTATAAAATTAGGCATCTTAATAATATGCTCTACTACAACGCCTAAAGGAATAAAGTTTGTACCTGAATCACCCTCAACCTCAATTATAATTTCTTTATCTAACCCTTTTTCGTCAATTAATTTATTTAAGTAATTTTTCATTTTATTATTAGTTTTATTAAACATAAGTCTAATATAAAGTATTTTTTGGTATATACAAAATATTTTATACTTTTTATAAAAAAATTTATAAGAAAAAAAAGGGGTTGGGACTTGGTAACCCTGCACGCTTCTTGTCCACGCTTGCCCCCTTTGTAAATAAAACTAATCAACAATGAAAAAATCAATCATCATTTTTTTCTAATCTTTTTAACGATTGATCTTCTAATTTAATAAAATCATTTAATATGTTAATCTGTTTTTTATATTCATCAATTATTTTTCTTCTATGTTTTAGATCGTGCATATTATTACTGCACGAATCTAAAAAATGATTTTTCATTAATTGAGAGATTTCCATTTTTTCAATTTAGATTTTAATTTTCTTTGCTCATCTAATAATTCTTTTTTTCTTAAAGTTATATAATCTATCCTTCCTTCAATTATATAATCTAATGAATCGGTTATTTCTTGAATCGGTATAGCTATACTATACAACTCATTTGCATACGTCATACCTTCAAATACAACTTCATTACTGCTATGCTCACAATAAAAAGCATCAACATCTTTAATCGTTATATGTTTAGGAGTACTCATGATACTAATATTAATGACAACCAAGTAATGCCAAAAAGCATTACAAGAAATAAAAATTCTATTATTATTTTTTTCATAATTATTCTGTTATTTTTTTTTCTATTGCATCGTGCATATCTTTTTCTACACTTTCAGAAATTATATGCGTAGCATCTGCAGGATAGTCTAACATTCTTTTAACCCCATCTTCGCTATGATATCCAATAATATAAAGAGTTACATCTCTCAAAGTATCGTTATCATCAGGTTGAATATAATTGTCCCCTTTATCCCCTATCTGAAAATTAAAAAAACATTCAAATAAGAAAACATCATTTTCAAATATTACACTATTCATTGTCTTTGCTTTTATCATTATACATCCCATTGTACATGCTTCCAAATCCTTTAAATAAATCATCTAATTCATTTGGTTTTCTATAAGCTTTTTTATTTTCTTGCTTATACTTATTTATTATTTTGCTTATGTGTTTCATAATATGTTTTTAGTTTAATTGTTTTATTGTGGATATCTGTCCACATATCTGCCTCTGTTTCTGATTGACTCCATTCGCAGAACTTTCTGCAAATAGAGTCTATCTTTTTCAATTCTTTTAATTGATATTTCAATTTAGAAATTAATTATTTCAACTATATATCTGCTATAAGAGAACCCTTCATTGTTTACAAGATAATTTTTGTTTCCTCTAGAAACTAAATAAACTAACTCGTTAACATCACTATCTTCAGGAAAGATATTATCAAAAGCACTTATTTCCTTATGTACCACCAAAGTAGATATATTATGCAAAGCTGATTTTTGACCAACATCTAATTTGTTATAATCAATTTTAGTTTCACAAAAATCAAATTCTTCTTTACATTCAAAAGGTATAACAAATTTGCCATCCTTTACCTCTGATAAAATACCCCAAAGAATGTCTACTCTTTCCTTGTTAGGTATAACTTGCTTATTAAATAAATAAGCTTCTTCTCTTTTATAATTTACATTTTCCATTTTAATATTTGTTTTATTTAACATACCTCTAATATAAAGTATATTTTTGTATATACCAAAAAAATTATATATAAATATAAATTTTTTTTAGTATGGTTTGATTATTTGATTGCTGACCAGCATTTCTAGAATTTCAAGCCAGTCATTTTTTCCCATAATTACATATTCCCTTCCCCCTTTTCTCTTATGGTATATTAATTTAAACATCGGCATGCTTGGTTTCATCTGATCTAAAATCTTATGATAACTAGGATTATTAGCCGTTGACTTACATTGTATTACAAAAGGATCAGTTTTTACTAAATCAATTTTTGCATCATCGATTGCCTTACTGGCATATCTCGATGTCTCACAATATTTCCAACCGAGTTGCCTAAACTCTTTCCGTATCGCTCTTTCGTAATCGTGTCCCTTTCTTCTGGAAGTTTTCCCTGACATAAAATAAAGATAACACACCAATAAGCACAATTGCAATAATTTTAATTATTCTTTTTCTCATCCCCTCTTTCTATAAATAGTGCATAACCTAAATAACAGTAATTAATTATATCTGCGAACCTACTGTGTATGGGTTCAGACTTTTTTAAATTAGCATTTTTTAAATGAGCGTAAATTGATTGAATTTGTTTTTCAAAGAACGTGCCCCACACTTTAAGTTCAGTAGTCTCTAATCTTTCTGCAGAACTTTTAAAATTTTCAAGCACATCCTTTGACTCATTTGTGTACTCTGGTCTCTTATTGCTCATGATATCATATGAATAATCATTTAACTGTTTTACTATTTTATCAAATTCTTTTTGTGTCATTATTATTATTTATATAGTTTAAAAATTTCTCTTTTATCATATACAGAACAAAAAGCCACGATCCTGAAACAGCCACAATATTAAAAACATTAGGATGCCAATGATCACCACACAAACCCAAAAAATGTTTTATAAATTCGATCATATAACTTTTTTTAATACATCATATTTTAGTTCATCTAATTCTTTTATTTTTAAAAGCAATTCTATTTGTTTATTTTTTACCTCTTGTATTTCTTCATATGTACTATCATTCCCTAGAGTACACTCAAAGCTTGCCATTTGTCTCATAAGACTGTCAATCTTGGTTCGTACAATTTTATTACTTTGATAAGTTCCATAATAAATTCTTTTTTCATGTTTACTTAATTCGTCTGCTGTCATAATACAGGGTATAAATATTTATTTTCTAATTCCCATAAATCCGCAAAGCTTTTAAAACTTGTTCCATCATCTCTAACTCTCATTGTTCCTTTTTTATAAAACTTTGCGAGTTCTTTAAAATCTTTTTTAGGAATCCATCCACAAATAGTAAGCATTTTTTCTGACACATTCAAAGAAGAAAAAATAAAAGCATCTGCTTTATGCTTCATTTGTATATCTAAAATATTGTTAACATGATTTTCTCTAGGCCTTACCTTTCTTTCCATAGCTTTTATGTCAGCTTTATATTTAAAATAACTTATATCATAACCACTATCTTTGCCATTTACACTCATTAAATCTTTTTTTAAAAACTTTCTTACAATATTTTCTGCAAGAACACCAATAAATTGTTTTCTTTTATTACCATCATGTAAACCTCTTTGACCATAATTGTTTTGTTTAATAAGCATTTTACTGTGAGTAATTAAATCATCTTCAATTTTTAAATCAATCATAACATTAAACTGCCATCATCATTAACATCATCCCAAATAAACCCCCCCATACTCCCATCTTTTAAATATTGTTTCCATAAATTAAAAGCAGATCGCCACGCATATTTCCCTGATTCTATCATGTTATCACTCATAGAATATATCTGTATATTATATGGGTATTTGTTTTCTATAGTTAGGTATCTAAAATTTCTAGGATCATATCCTAATGCTTCGCAATAAAAGCAAGCCTGCAAATGGTAAGCTAAATTATAAGCTTGATTTCTAAAGGCTTTAGGTGAACCATCTGCCGTAGTTTTTAAATCTACTATATGAGAATCATATTTAACGCCATCAGGTCTTACACGCACATCAACTCCATCTATGCTACCGTAATAACTATTTTCAACCTCATCCAAATCATTAACTAATTTTTGAGCATCATCATGTTCTTCAAAATTTTTAATTACCCTATCTAAAGCTTTTTTTTCTTCTTGATTTAAAATAATATCACCGATATTTTTTTGCATAAAAATATCTCTTTCTTCTCGATCTTTTTTAAATCTTAAATTAAGCTCTGGTAATACTTTAATATTTTTTGTTTTCTTTTCTAGAATAACATCATGTACAGCATTTCCGAAATTCATTGATTGCGAAGTAAAAGGTTTTTGGTTTAAATAATGATATACAGATTTTTTGTAAATACTTTTTAATCCGCTAGCACTTATGCTTTTGTGAGCATGATAATCATGGTTACTATCCTTTATCTTCTTCATCTATCATTATATCCATACATCGTGAAATGTCTTGCACTTCATCTAATATCATTAGATAAATATCTTCATCTTTATCATCTTGCGTGCCAACCAATACAGAAAAATCACTTAAATCATTTTTAAATTTTTTTAATTTATAACTTAAATATTTTATTGTTTTCTTTTCTTGTTTATCCATATTTATATTTTAAAGTTTTAAAAAAAAAGCACCATCATCCCAAACACATCAGACTATAAAAAGACTAAAAAGAATCAGGTGCTAATAAACTAATAAAGTGTATTAGAAGGGCACATTATCTGTGCCACTATTTTCTTGTATTTCTTTCTTTTCAGGAACGAAATCATTCCATGCTATACTCATATCTGATCCATCCTCAAATGGTTTAGATAATTTGCTCATTGTAATATTTAGATATTTTTTACCCTTATGCTCTTTTATAACATGAGGATTGTTTGACACTTTCCCCAAGTCTAGTGTAAGGTTCCAAAATTCTCCAAATTTTCCCTTCATGCTTTTGCCCCATCCTAAATATAGTTTTTTATCCATATAATTTTATTTTAAAAGTTTGTTATTATTCTCTCCGACTTTACTGCCAGTAGCACACCAATAGCCAAAATTGTAAGCAGTTTTAATTATATCTTCCTCCGATATATCCGTAACCCCTTTCAATTTATAAAAATCAATCGAAGCCTTTAGCGATGATTGACGTATTATTTGCCTCTGTGTATCTTGTATCATAATTCAATAATTAATGATTTTATAAATCCGCATTTCACCATGTCTTGCAATTCTGAAAGTTTAAATGAATCAGGATTTTTAAATTTATTTTGTAGTGTCATTGGAGTGACTTGAATTTTTCTAGCTAGATTTTGTTTTGTAATTTCTAACTCTTTCAATCTATACTCCAGTTGTAATTTTTTAAGTACCATATTTAAAATATTTATTTACAATGATAAAGTATTTTTTGGTAAATAAAAAATTTTTATAAAGAAATAATATTTTTTTATAAAAGATAATTTATATAATGAGAGAAAATATTTATTAAATTATATAATTATTATTTTTTTCTCAAGAAAAAATAATAATTAAAATAATTAATTTAATGAATTTTTCTCATAATAAAAAATAATTACTTTGGTTTGAATTTATAAAAGTTACGATTAAACCTTATATCGCCATTATTATTTATAGGTGTATCGCTTGTAATATTCTTTGGAGTATGAGTTCTTAATTTATATCTGTTTTTTGCTACATTAAAGCTCATGTAATCAATCGCAAGCTCATTGTCTAACCCTACACTTGTAAATGCCAATTTCGGTTTAGTCAATAAATCTATGGGCCTCGCTTTATTTATCCGATTTCCACTCGGTTGAATACTGATTTTATTAACTTTTCTAAAAGTACCCTCAAACCTATCATTTGAAACAGCTAAATCATTTAACCTTAATACATTCATCATTGTTTCTAAATTCATTGTAGAAGAAATAATTGTAGTATCAAAATGAGTATAGCTTGATATTAAAGTACCAGCCGTATTAACTAAAGTATTTGCATAAATTAAATCATTTAATTGCCCAAATCTTACGTCTGTAGTTTTTAATACGCCACTATTATCATTAAATGGTGATTTAGTTAAAACAACTTTAGTGCTAAAGGTTTCATTTGTAGTTTCAGGAACTACAATAAAGTTATCAAAATACATTCTAAAATCTGCATTTTCATATGCATCTTCACCGCTTAAATATAATATTATTTCTAAATTTCCAGAGGCAGGTGGTTTGCTCATTGTAACAGTATTTTCTATCCATTCCTGCGCAACAGTACCAACGATTGTGTTTCGTCCTGCCGTAGCATTTGTAGTCCAAACTTGGTTTGCATTATCCCAGTAAACAGTACCCACCTTAAATTGGTATCTTATCGAAGTCAATAAAGGATCAGATGCTGATCTATCAGGGTCCATAGCAAAACTGGAAAATTTAAAATTTATATTTCCCCCTATAAGTCCAATAGTACCAGTGGTATTTTTCAAAATCTCTGTACTAAAAGCACTAGCACTTGCCTGATTTCCTAACGATAAAACAGAATAAACACCCGATGCAGGCTCAATACCATAAACAACGACAGGCCACGAAGAAGTATCCACAGCGCTTGAGTTAACAGCATACACAGTACTACTAGTAGAAGCACCACCTGTTACAGTCCAATTACTTATGTTACGTCCCCATGTAGGAGTGTTACCTGAAGGAGAAGTCACGCTTTCGAAATTACCGTTTGTAATTTCATTGAATAACATATCACCTACTCTTATGTTTGTTCTTGTAGTAACACATGGTCTTTTTAATATTTTTAAAAGATCATTATTTAACGGCTGTATAGAGTTTTCACTTTCTGAACTATTCATGTTTTGAGTAATACTAGATATAGTTTCTGCTCCTGTACTAACACTTACATCATCATAATCATATTTTGTAAAAGTTTTTCCTGTACCAACAAAACTGCTTAAAGCTAGAGCATCATTTGAAATAATAGTCCACTTTTCACCCCTTTGAAACATTCTGCAATTGTACATAGACAAAATCGATTCAAGTATTGTTTTACAATCCACAGCAATATCGTTTTCATCGAACATAGCTTCTTTGCTCCTAATAAAAGTTTGTAAAAAAGGATCACCATTTGAGACACTTGTATTAGGCTTAATACGACATAAAGTTTGGTAATTGAATTGTAAAGCAGAACCAACATCTGCAGAACCGTTTTGTTCATTTATATTTTTTAAACATTCTTTGACAACCTCTATTGTTGAAGGTCTTTCTGTAGTACCTTCATACTGGTACCCATCTATTGTGCCTAATAAATCAGAAGCATAAAACTCTAACATAAAAGGAAAAGCCATCATCGGTAAAGTATATTGATCTTGTATAATAAATCCTGTCCAATATTTTTTGTATAATAAATACTCTTCGCCACTAGAAAATATATTTGAATCTACTGTTATTTGTATAGTACTATCTATAGCAGTAATATTAGCAAAACCTCCGTCTGTTAAATTATAAACACAATCACCTATACTTGCATCTGCATAAAAATTTGCAGTATCATCTACAAGTTTATTAGCACTTGTAGAGGTTGCTGATCCACCACTATGTGCATATAATATTTGTATTTTATATTCTCTATCATCTATTGGTTGCACAAAATCAAAATTTGTTTCTTCCCATGAAAAATTTGCACTTTCCCAGTTATCGCTTTCTGTACTCCAAAAAGCTCCCCCTGAATCTTCTGTCACATACATCTGTATTTTGCAATTACTCCCAATTAACGGCGAGAAAAAATCATCACCACTTTGCTCATAAGTAATATGTACTGGGTCACCCCCTAAAGTCAAGGTATTATTTTCAGTATTACCTACATAATCACGCTTGTAAATTCTTAATTTCCACTTGTGTTCGTCCACATCAAAGAAATCATCATCAAATCTTAATCCGTATGACATTTTTATCCTGTTATTCTTGACCTAAAATTTTGTGCTCTTTCCATAGCCACTACTAAATCTTGCCCCCTTAAAACAAACTCCCCTTTCTGTCCCCCCATCATGCTATCTAATCTATCCAAAGGAATTATTGCCTCTGCTCCTGCCTCACCTACCAAACCAAGAGTAGGGCCAGTTACAATGCCACCATCTGCAAAAGCAGTAACACCGCCACCCTCTAAAGCTTTTGCCTTTTTAGCCATAGTACTTTTTACAAGTGAACCAATTAAAACCAGCGCAGTTCCAGCCGCTATTAAAGCAAATGGGTTCATAGATTTTAGAGCCTCTAAAAAAGTCATCTGTGCAAATCCAAATGATATTAGCATTTTTCCTATCTGAACCATAAAGCCCCCTAGCATGCCAATAAAAGAACTCATTAAATTATCACCACTTGCAATGCCCTCTGCTAAACCTGATAACATATCTGCAAACCCTGCACCGAGTTGACTGTTAAGGTTTACGATTAAATCTTCCATTGTCTCTGCTGACAATTGTAATTTTTTACCTGAATCATCGACAATTTTTTTTCTTTTTTCAAGTGTTTCCTCTATGATTTTATTTTCTTCTTCTAAAGCTACTGTAACTGCGCTTTTCTCATCACCTGCACCAATACCTAGCGATTCAGCAAGAGACATCGCCATGTTACTTACACTATCTTTAACATTATTGACAGCATTACCTAAACTTGTTTTTAAACCCTCTGTGGTGACATGCTCTAATTTTCCTGTCAAAGTATTTTGAACTCCTTCAGTAAAATTATCTGCAACATCTTCACCAAATTCTGTAGCATTTCCTTTGACCTTATCAAAAGTCCCTTTAATTAAATCAGGAATTTCATCGAATTTTCTTTGAAATATTAATTTTATTATTTCACCGAAAGACCTGAATATGTCAATAACACTTAAAATGCCTGCTTTTAAAAAACCAAATACGCTTTTTGCAATAAATTTTATGCCCTCTATTCCTTTACGAACTAATAAACTGCTATTATATAAATCTATAAATGAGTTGATCACAGTAGTTACAAAACCTAGTATTGCATCAAAATTATTTTTCACTATTAAGCCAAGCGAAATAATACCTGCCATTATTAAACCTATAGGCGATATTAAAAACCCTAGAGCAGTCATAACAGGACCAATTGCAGCGACAATAGCTGCAAACCCTAATACAATCATTTTTGTAGATTTATCTAACCCCATAAATGACTGTATCAAATTACCTACAAACGTAGTGGCTTTAACAAGTGGTGGTAATAACATACTACCAATTTCGGTACCAACAACCGAAAGTTGGTTTAATGATTTTTTAAATTGAAAGCTTGAACTCTTTGCAGTATCTTCAAAAACCTCGTCAGCTAAACCAGTAGAGTTTGCTATATCTTTTGCGACCTCTATATATGCTTCACCCTGTGCCCCTGCAGTACCTAAAACAGCAGACAACGCCCTCACATTAGGAATTAACTCACCCATTACATCCTGATTGTCACCAACCTTTGCAACTAAATCCACTAAAGTAGCGGCAAGTCCTTTTTCTCTGATCGATTCTCTTAAGCCATCCATATCCATATTAAGGCTTTTTAAAGCATCTCGACTTTGATCTGTAGGTTTTACTATACTGTTTAAGATTCCTGACAAACCTGTAACAGCTTCTGCACTATTAACACCTAATCTTGTAAACGTTGCAATTGACGAGCCAACTTCTTCAAAAGATATTCCAACTTGCGAGGCAATACCTGTAACCCTACCTAATACTGGTGCTAATTCTGATGCTTCTAAATTACCTGCTCTAACAGTCGCAGTTAAAATATCTGTAGCTTTAGAAGCTGTCATCCCTGAACTAGCATAACTCTGCATAATACCCGTTAGTGCCTGTGCAACAGATTTTGTCTCTCCTAATCCTGATGCACTTGCTTTTGCCGCCATTTCAAGAACTTGCATTGCATCCTTACCTCTTAAACCTGCTGAAGTTACGGTGAATAAAGCATCTGCAAGAGCTCCAGGTGCTTGAGCAGTTGCGCCTGCTATCTTCATAACCTCTCCCCTCA